CCGATGACAAGTCGAGAGTAGACCAACGGGAAGAGCGACTGCCGTCTCTTGCGAGGCGGCGGTGCTTCTCCTGGCCGTGGTCGAGATCGATCCCAGCCCGCGCCCTGAGGCGCTGGCGAAGGACCGAACCGATGCCGAGTTGCAGAAAGCCGTTGAATGACGGTTCTTTGCAGCAGGGGCGATCGACTCTAGAGGTCTTCGGAACCTGAAAGTAGTGGTTTCCACGAACTTCAGTGATTTCCTCTTGACGTGTCTTCCAAGCGCGGGCCCATCCGTTCTCCGACCAGGAGCGCAGATGTACCCATGCTGGGAATGTCGCTGTCATCTTCGAAGACATTTTGTGTAATACACTGCACTTTCGAGATGTATCACTAAGGGTGGCTCCGGGTCCGAACCTGCCGCTAAGCGGCGGGCAGCTGGAACCAATCGTCTCAACGATCCTTCTTTTCACCCGGTCGAAGAAATTCCGAACGGGCGCCTCCGCAGGGCATCCAGAGCTTGGATGACCACTAAGGAGAAAGGACAGTCGTCGATTGGCGCGGAAGCACGATTGTTCGGCTTCATGCCACTTGGCCAGCGTCCGAGCTTTGCGCTCGGAGACAGGCAAAGGCAGGAAGTCCGCCTTCTTCAGGAATGCGACAGCAGCTGCGTCGCGGAAGAAGGCATCGGAACAATTGTACTGAAGCGGGTCAACGTCCTTACTGGACAATTGATCAAACTCCCCGTACCTGAGCATTATCGCAACGCTCAAAGCACAAGGAGACCCCAGCCCTTCCATATAGGAGAGGGCTATGTCATGCACGTCTGGTGTCATAACTACCTCAAAGATGCTCAACTAAGAGCAGAGCCCGCGAGGGGCGGTGAAGGCGACCGTTAGGTGGCCGAGTAACCGTCCTTGAGACAGCTAATGATCAAACTCGAATCAACGAGGTTGGTCAATTGGCTCACGAACTCGTCCGTGTCAGCCGTCGGCATGTCGGTGTCAAAGGTCACGTCCAGTTGGGCGAAGCCTTTGTTAACGACA